AGAATGATATTCAATATTTAGCAGAGAGTAAGAAAGAGGAAGCAAAAGACTATCGACAAGAGATTATGAGATTAAAAAATGTAGTAAGCAAAGCCAAAGAAGGCACTACAGTTACAGAAACAGACATGAAGAACTCTGGTCTGGGTGAGGTCATCATGCAGTTGATACCAAACAAATACAGAAAGGCTGCATCCTTCCTGGTTCCACAGGTAGAAGAAGCAGTAAAGAATGACCCAGCTATAGTTGAAAGAATTTATGAAAAAATCAAATCAGCCAATAGTAAACAGGCCCAAGTTCAACCCCAGGCCCAAGACTCTGCAAGCCTGTGACGTGTGCGCTGATACAGTAACAGGCGCACCGCATGGCATAGTTAGGACCGTAGATCTAGCCACTAACTCAAATAAACTAGACCCAATTTACAATACTACTGAAGATTGTCCTAAGTGTAAAGGTGAGAAATACATTTGGGTTTAGTTATTCATAAAACTCATTAGTTCTAGGTACTTCCCCCCATCTTTCTTCCCAGCGTAGTAGTGGAATAGGATAAGGTTTATCTCTATTTGTGATTAGCCAAGATAATAGAAGAATACTTCCTAAAATTATTAATGGTTTAGAAGTCAAAGCCACTATCTGAGGACTTTTTACGCCTATTTCTATAGGCTTTTTTACGGGTAAGAGTAAGCATCCCTTTTCGCGTGGTTCTACGCCTTCTAGTAGTAGTCTTTCGTGTCTTTCTTTTAGTAGATGTTTTTCTCTTTTTAGTTCCTCTTAATCGCTGCATCTTACGACCCCAAGCTTTGGCTTCTTTACTACCTTTTCTCAAGTCACACTAACTCCGAGATTCCTATAAAATGATGTGGCAGCAGGGCTTAAAGTTGGCACATTTGCGGTAGTTCCACTAGACCAGGTAATCGTACTAGAGCTAGGACTAATAGATCCTTGTGCTGCGTTTACTGTGCCCTGAACTTGAGATACAGGCCCAACGCTGGCAGCACCAGAAACATTAGCATCATAAAGTAGATTTTTTAATTCCCATAATGGTTGAAATAAATCTGCACCACCCTTTCCAATTGATGATAACGTGCTTCCTATTCCCTGACCGATTGAGGCTATACCTTTACCAGTTTCCTGTAATGCGCCACCCGTTCCAATAGCACTAGCGGGTCTTACTAAAGCATTAATCAAAAAAGCACCGATAAGCCCAAGCGCAAGATAGCCAGTGAGCTTACCAATAACCATATAATTACACTCTTATACTTGATCTTTAATGTTTCTAAACTCGAATTTAGAAAGATTTAAGATCTACTATTAATGATCATAACTGTGGCATTTAAATTAAAAACTGGTAAAACGATAAACAAAGTCCTAGCTGGTGCAGGTGTTGTAGCTCTATTAGGCATAGTAGGCAATGCAGTAGCACCAGGTTTTATGGGCTCAACTATGGGTAAAGCCGTTGAAGGAATAGCAGCCTATTCCATCGGTGGTGTTGAATCTGTAATTGGTGCAGCAGCAACGATGTTTATCGGACCCCTCTCAAGAGGTTCCACTGCTCTCGATAATACGTTAACCCAAAGCTTGTGATATTATGGCAGTTCCACTAATCCGCAAATATAATCATGCTTCAACTACTGTAGGTACATATGCTTTATCTCAAGATGCTATAACAACACTTACAGTTCAACAGCTCAACCGATCGAATGTAATTTTAGACATGGTATCGTCAATTCAACCAACAGGTAACGAACTTTATGAGGTTCGAGTTTTAGTAAACGGATTAGAGGCTGGTGTTACGTTCTTCAGTTCTTCTTCCGACCCTGGCAGTTCCGGTCGTGTGATTCCTGGCCCAATTCCGATAGAAGTGGCAGGTACAGCAGGCGGAAAACAGTTAGCGTATAACACAGCACAAACCGCAACAGGTGGCGGTCAGGCTGCATATAGCTTTTTGTTAAAGTATGCGAATTTATTCTAGGTGGCTTAATTGCCATCAGTGATTCAAGGATTTGTTGTAACTACCAAACCAAAAGATGTTACATTAGAAAGTTTTCCAACAGTTGATACTATAGCAGCAGGCGCAACAACTACAATCGTTTACCCAAGTCAGTATATGGGCGTGGCGATTTCTGTAGCAATAATTAACCAGGACAGCGCCAACACCTGCTCAATTTCATTAAATGGTTCTACAGCGTTTAACTTATCAGCTAGCGGTCAGTTTAATGTCAATGACCAAAACATTGTGAGTGTAACAATAACCGCTGGCGCTGCTGCTGTCACTGATGTAGTGGCCCAGGTAGCACCAACACTATTGACAACTGAAGCGCAAAGATTTGGAATAGCTAGAGGTTAAAATGGGCTTTAGCGGTGGTGGCTCAAATATTACCAAAGCCCACACTCATGATAGTACTATACTCCAAGATGGGGGTAGTCTTGCTGCCAATGTTACACAATTTGGATTAACGGAAGGTTCAATTTTATTCAGTGATGGTTCTAACATTCAAGAATTAGCGGTAGGAGCTGCATCAGAAACTCTAGCGGTGAACGGTGGTGCTACTGCTCCTGAATGGGTAACAGCAGCTACAGTTTCCATATCAGCAGGAATGATTATTTCTTGGGCAGGAACCAACGGAAATATACCCAGTGGTTGGCTTTTATGTGACGGATCAAGTATTGCTACTGCTTCTTATTCTGACTTGCATACAGCAATCGGTTATGTTTACGGTGGAGCTGGCGCAAATTTCAATTTACCAGATTTAGTGGATAAATTTGTTAGAGGTCAATCAACCCAAACAGCTACAACAGGCGGCGCAGATAGTTTAACATTAACGGAGGCCCAAATGCCTACCCATAATCATAGGTTACCATTTTCTAGTGATAGTCCGCAAGGAGTGTATACTTTACCAGTAGCCGAAATTCCTGCAACCAATGGAATTTATCAAGATACAGACAACGCGGGGAGTAGTTCACCGTTTGATAATAGGCCCGCTTATCTTGAAATGCAGTATGTAATTAAAACATGAAAAAAATATGGGTTAAATTGCAGATTGTGATTCTACAATTTAGTGCGGTTCTACTCAGCGTTTTTCGTGACAGTAAAAAGTAAACGTTCGGTATCTTCAGCAGCTGCTACTAAAGATAATTTTGTACTTTCTACTTTAACAGCACAGTGGCAATTATTACAGCGTAAGATAATTTCTCTTACAATCTGTAGGTTCTTGCATCTGCAAGTCGGATTGAAACACTTAACCAATTTTTTTCTTTGAACATTTCATACAAAAAAAAGAGATTGTTTCTTTTGGCATATAGGTGTGGCATTGTCTGCACTTTATTCTTGGTATAACTTCCATCTCGTTGATTAATTCGAATGCGTCTTTCATGATTCAATCCCAAGATCTTTTGCCGTATTGTATACGCTAAAATAAATTGCTTCTTTGTAATCTTTGAAGCCTTTTTGAGTTTGTATTTTTTGTACTAAGGCCCAAAATGACAAAGTCATGCTGATCGTTTTAGCTGTTTTAGTTTCTCTTGTTGCCCTGCCAGCTTCTCTTGCTATAGTTGGTAATGCTTCTAAATAGTCCAGAGTTAATCACCACCGCTGAACAGCCCAGCCCATTTATTCAAAATGCAGAGGGGTTTAACACACGTGATACCATGTAATTGACAAAAACATGTTACCCTGCTAGCTGGTCTCAAGTTACAGCGCCATCCCCAACTATGCCCAAGTGTTAAACCCATGCACTTTTGTTATAAAATATATATTATTTAAATACACGTACTTTATTTTTTTCGCCTACAGGTCAGCACCCATAATAAGACCTGTAGTAACCTACAGCCTCCGCTAGAATTCCCCCAACCCCCGCATACCGAGCACGACTAATGAATTAAGACTAATACCTAGGATAGAGAACACACCACTATAGGGTTTATTGTTAGCTTTTACTATGTTCATGTTACCTTTTACTACCTTTTGACCACCTTTTGAATGATTAAGAACACTTAGATCTAAGCAATTTCTTTAAAATCATGTGGAAATCGAAGTTTTATCTGCATCACTTGTCCTGGTGGCGAGTGTATGTGGTGGTATGTGTGCCGTTTTCATTGCTCGCTCTAAGTCAACTGTCAATAAACACTCTCGGCAACGCATCAAGGACTTTGAGAATGATATTCAATATTTAGCAGAGAGTAAGAAAGAGGAAGCAAAAG